ATCTTCGCATGCCCGTGTGATAATCCTGAACTGACCAATAACCATATGCTTCCATCTCCGTTTGATGAGGAGTCATATTCTGGCAATATTGTAGTTCTGGCCACAGAGTCCGAAGATCAGGATCAGTATGAGCCTCATATTTCCAGCTACAAGAACCTCAAGGCTTCAGATTACAATGCTCTGTACCAGGAATGGACGTTCGCAGAGAATGAGGAGGAAGGTGATGCGGAAGTAGCAGAGGATGAAGGGGAAGAAGAGGAGGAGGAAGAGGAAGAGGAAGAGGCTCCTCGCGAGATTATTCACTCTCGTCCAATTCATACTCGGTCTAAGAACGTGTTCGTAGACTGTCCTATCCGTGATAAGGTTGTGGAAAACTTTGCGGAACTTCTGGAAGCTGATATGGCCAAGACACTGGAAGAGTCGGTTCTTCATGTGATCAGCGATCAGGCGCTGAAAGAGGGTATTGATGTGGATTGGAGTAACCGCGTTTTCTGGAGTATGTATCGCAGTCGCGCAATTTCCATCTATGAAAACTTGCGTAACGGATATGTCAAAAACTCTGAGAACTGGATAGCGAAGCTGAAGTCTGGTGAAGTTACGCCTCGCGCTTTTGCCGAGATGACGGCTGTGGATATGTGTCCTTACCGCTGGAAGGCTTCAATTGAGCATTTCATTGAGACTGAAAAGAAGGTGTATTCAAAGAACCAGAATGCTTCAATCTTCCTCTGGTGCTCTCGTTGCAAGAAGCAGGCTAAGTGTGATTATTATCAGCTTCAGACACGGTCGGCAGATGAACCGATGACGACGTTTGTGACGTGTCTGGAATGCGATCGGAAGTGGAAGTTTTGAGAGGATTTGCTAATGGTTGTTTAACAGTAATAACAGATTCGCCTGGAATCAGGACAGTCGGACGTGGGCTTCGGTACATTGGATCAAGCATCAATTCCGACATTTTTCCCTTTGTTCCTCCCATTAACGGAGAATCCAGATCTGAAGGGTACACATAAATAGGATCTAGACCGTTCGTGATTTCTGGTTTGGTAACTTCAGGAGTAGTATCCGCAAACCTCTTCTTGAAGTCTTCAATGATTGGATCGGGTATTTGAGGACTGATTTCAGCCAGTCTTTGGGAATCGTCGCGCACTAATTTCAACATATCTTTAGCTGCCATACGTTCTGACCGTGCCAACGCTAATTCTATCAGAATAAAACGGTACAACTTCTTGTACGAAATAGCCGAAATACGATGAGATTCTGATCTCTTAGCCCATGCGAAATAACTTTGTACAGTCGTTAAAATAGCTACCGTCAGTGTAAACACTCCAATAACTGTATTCGCAACTTTAGGGTCAATAATAAACTGCCCAATTCCGATAGACGCTGAACCAGATACAGTAGCTAAAACGATAGATGGTAAAGTAATCTGCGTGCTAAGACTTGAGTACCGTTTTTCCGCACGGTCATGTAGCCATGAGAAACAGAGGGATCTTTCGCCTTCTTCCGCTATAATTTTTTCCAACTGAGAATTCCATGAGACGATACCTGTGTCGTCGTCCATTGTAAATTTGTGTGTAATAATTAATGGTTCAGTGGGAGCTTAACGATAAGCACCCATCCACATCTTTTGGAAAAATTGTCAAGCGGCATATCGGTGCCGCTGACGCAGATAACGTTGACAGCATGATTAGTGCGTACGAAGCTCTGTATAAAGGAAAGTACAAGTCTCCCGAAGATGTTCGTCGTTCGTTCACGAAAGATGGACAGCCTCTTTTTACGAAGGAACAGGCCAAGTCAGTATTCCGACAGATAAAGAAACACCAGACTGGTGGCGAACGGATAGAAAGTATCGTGAACTCATTAGGTTCAAGTGCGGTAGATGCAGCTGCCGGAATTACCAAGCCAGCGCCTCCTAACGCAGCAGTCCAGGGAGCTATACAGTCTGTCCAGCTGTTTATTCGCATGATCATTCCATTTGTGTTCGTTCTGGATACGTTGGAGAATATACCATTGTTCGGGGACCTAATTGGTGCTTCTTTGGACGTTACGGCAGCCACGCTTCCCGTCATTGCGTCCAATGTCCAAACGTTCACTCCGGCAATCGTTGGTCTAATTCCTATCCCTTTAGCCGGAACGGTGGGTATTTTTCTTGGATGGTTGTTTTCTCTGTGGTTCTTGTGGTTAGCGGCTGTCATTGGAACTTCGCGTAAAGATTTCGCGGCCGCTCTAGAGGCTACGTCTGGAATGGTACCTGTCATTGGTCCAGCTCTTATGCGCGGAGTAAAGGCAGCAGAAACGGTTGGAACAAAGTTCTATAACCGCGCCGACAAGATTTCCGAATCAATTTCACATGCGTATGGAAGTCTGATGGGAGCAGTTGAGAATGCTAAGAATACGGTAAGTAGTATGGCTGCTACGTCTAACTTAAAAATGCCAACTGCTGCTGATATTAAACAGACGGCGAAAGAGGCCGTAGCTACTCCTATGGCAGCCCAGCAAGAAGCACCTCCGCCCGCTAAAGCTGGTAAGCGATTTTCAACAAGGAGGAGTAATTTACTTAAATGTCCGAAGACGCGACGGAACAAGTGCGCAATGTTCTGAAGGAGTGGGTTACTCTAGATGATCAGGAGCGGGCTCTCAAGGTGCAGATCAAGCAGATCCGAGACAAAAAGGCTCAGGATGCTGAGCACATTTTGAAGTTCATGCGTGATAACTCCGTTGATGATTTCAAGCTGGAGGGACAGGGTAGTTTGTCTCGTTCAGTCCGTACGTCTCGCCCAGCTCTCAGTCGCGACAAGATCCGTACCCAGCTTCTTATCCAGTTCGCCGATCAGCCGCAGCGTGTAGCTGAAGCCCTGCGATCAATTGAGGGTACACCGGAAGGAGATGATACTCCTCCTATCGCGACCCAGCGCGAACTACTTGTTCGCCGCGTTCCCCGAAAGCCGTAGAATAGCTTCCTTGGCAGCTAGTTGTTCAGCCTGCTTTTTAGTTGGGGCAGTTCCAATCCCCAAATGATTACCTTTCTCATCTACCGCTGCCATGGTGTACATATTCGTTGCCGCTGAAATCACGGCATACCCTGGAGTATGATGAAACTTAGCCTGATACAGTTTCTGCAGCTGCTCCTTGAAATTCCGATTGTTCATCAGAATCTTAGGGATATCAATATACGTTTCAACCAAACAAATTACGAAAGAGTACATTATCTTGAAATCGTTACCGGAATCGGTCCACAATGCTCCAAGAAATGCTTCTAGGATATCTCCTAGTTTCTTGAAGTTGGCTCGTCCAGCACATACGTCTTCATTGTGTCGTGAAATGATATAGAATTTATCCAGTCCAATTTTTTGGCTGAGCGATCCAAGCATTTCGTTACATACAATCTCTTTCTTGAGATCAGTCATGAACCCTTCATTCTCATCAGGAAACCGTTTCATTAGGTAAGTGGATACACATGCTCCAAGAATAGAATCACCCAGATGTTCTAGTCGTTCGTACGATTCGTCAAATAGACCCAGACATTCGCGAGGCTTTTCGGCCAGTTGGGCAGGTTCGCCAGTTGGAGATGTATACTCTGTCTTCTTGACGTACGATGAATGAACCATCGCTTTCTGGAAAAGCTCCGTATTCGTAACTACAAACTCACATCCATGCCTAGAAAGAATCGCTTGAATATCCGGTTTGGTAAACAAGCGGTTCTTTGAGTTGAATGGGTTGTACTGAACTTGCATAGTTGTTTGTACTTTTATTTCATTTACGCTCATGAAAGTCCGTTTTCAGTTAAAAACCTTTCCAGGTTGATGTTTTAGAGTTTAGTTAATTTACTCATCCTGCTCTCCAGGAACTGTACGCGCAAAGCTGAACTCGGACGCAACTAAGGACTGCTTCTTCGTTTCAATAATGAACTTGAAGAGACCTTCTGCATTAACATTCCCAGATACAGCAAAGTACTGCGTCGTAAGATCTTTCAGATCTTTTTGGGACAGAGACCACGGCTTCGTCCATTCGTTGGGACGCTTGACAGTAATCGTTGACCCATCATCTTCAAGCTTTACCTTCTTGAAGTTCTGAAACTCAGGAGCCTTAATAATGTTAGCGATCTCAGTCTCTACCTCCTTACGAGCATCACGCTTTTCGTATACTCGCTTATTAAGATCGCGAAGCTGATCATCAATGTCGCGGTACTGCTTGATACAAATCTTAAGGTCCTCCATTTTTAAGTAGTATCTTGTCCATAGAACAATATCCGTTTTCAATATAATGTACTTTGATGCCCGCGAAGTAGACAATTTGCGTAAGGTTTTCAACAAAGAAAACCCAAGCGCCAAACCTATTCGTTCAGGGGAACCAACGGTAGTTTGGAAACAAATTCAGAATCGGTTACACGATAAATGCGATAAGTCAACGGAATGTATGATTTTATCGCTTATGTCAAAACCTAAAGCTCCGGGATCTTGGCGCACGAATCCGGAGGAATGGCTTTCGTCTACCGATATTGACGCAGTTGAACGGCAGTATGCTAAAGTGTTCTCTGAATATTTTTATGTTGGAACAGTTCCGATAGATTTTGGTAAGAAATCAAAGACTGGGACATGTTTAGTGAGCTCATTATGTTCTCTAGACATTAAGGGGTTGTACAATAAAGGTTACCGCCAAATTGGTATTGTGTTTAATACCGATAAGAGCACTGGCCCAGGCGAACACTGGATCGCATTATTTTGCGATATCCGGCCTGAATTAGAGTTCCCTCGTATTACCTACTTTGATTCATATGCCGATAAACCTGAAAAGGAGGTTGTTCAGCTGATGAAAAAATGGTCGGAAACATGGGATTCTACTCATATTCATTCTAAGCCTATGCAGGTCACGTATAACAAAACACGGCACCAGTATGAGAATTCTGAGTGTGGAATGTATTGCTTGTACTTCCACTTATGCTGTCTCACTGGAACTTCTATGGCATCACGTCTTCCCGATAAGGTCGTAAGAGGTTTTCGTGGTTTATTATTCAAAGTATAAATGGAGCAAGAACCTGTTTGGTATAGTTGGTTTAAGTTTGGGGCAAAGATTGCTGCTGTTGCATTGATTATTTACGTCGTTACTATGGCGTTTATTACTGTACCTAAATAATAATGAGTGAGGCTTACGGGTACGCTCTCATACTTGTGATCCCCGTATTGCTAATTGCAACCGTGGCGTGGATTTTATACCTGATTCTTACACCGTCAGAAGTTCAGGCACAGGCAAAGGCCGAACCTACCTTCAACGCTTATAATTCTGTCATGTCTCTGGCACCACTAGGTTGCCCAACGGCATCTGACTACCGTCTATGCGATTACTACATCGCTTCTTCGGCATACTCATTGTTTCCAGGTGCCAAGATTTACGACTATATTTCGGATAGTGTGATTCCTATGCTTGTAAAAGCTGGTCCTCGGTTAGTTGAGCTGGACATTTACGATGATGGATCCGGAAGTCCAGTTGTAGGACTGAAGAACCAGAAGTTAGGAACAGATTATGCTTACAATACTGTGTCATTTGGAGCGTGCTGTGTAGGTATTGCTAACAATGCTTTTAACACAGTTGCCTGTCCAGTTGGAACTGATCCGTTCATCTTGAGTTTGGTGTTCCATACCAAGAACAATAATGTTCTGAATGCGTGTGCTGAAGCCCTTCGGACGTCATGCCGACCATACCTCCTAGACGCATCATATGGATACCAACGACGTAATCTGGCAATTGAACCTATTTGCAAACTTCAGTCTAAGTTGATCATTGTTTCAGGAAATGAGGTGAAAGGTACTATGATGGAAGAGTTGGTGAATATGTCATGGGGTACATCTAACTTACGTCGTCTGACGTACACTCAGGCAGCCCAGACACACGATAGCGATGAGCTCATCAACAATAACCGCAATAACATCACGATGGTTGTGCCGGATATTGAGGGGGATTTAGTGAACAAGAATCCCCAAATATTGTTGACGTATGGATGCCAGTGGAATCTGATGAATTATGGGTCGGTAGATAGCGCAATGGAACTCTATATTGGGGACTTCCAGGAGAATAGTGTAGTTCTAAAACCCGAGGCTCTTCGCGCGCTCAAACCTAAGAATTACAAGCAGCCGGTACTGCCCGATCCATCTGTATCTTTCCAGCCGATGCGCCAGACTTCTCCTATCTACTCCGTGACGGTTTAACACGACTGTCGCGAAAGAATTCCTTGCGTTAAAATAAAAAATGGCGAACAAGTGGCTTGCGCATGTGAAGAAGACGATGAAGCAGATGAAGAGCCGCGGTCAGTACAAGAAGGGCGATGGCCTGAAGAAGGTCATCCTGGCGGCCAAGAAGACGTACTCTAAGGGCAAGAAGGGTGGTGCCGACGAGGGTGAGGAGTCTGCGTCTGATGAGGAGAAGGAGGTTCCCCCCGCTGCCGGTCGTCGTCGCCGCACGGCTCGCAAGACCCGCCGCCATCGCAAGTAAACTTTTACTATAGAATAAATGGCGAACAAGTGGTTAGCACATGTTCGTAAAACTATGAAACTCAAGAAAAACAAAGGTAAGCCTTTTGGAGCAGTTCTAAAATCTGCCAAAAAGACTTATAATGCGCGCGGAGGTGCGAATGAGCGTATTACGGCTCCCGATGTGGATAACAAGGATGCTGTTCCTTGGGATGCGAAATCACCGGCTCTAGCTGTACAAGGAGCTGATGCTTATGGTTCGGTTGGAGGTCGGCGTCGTCGGTCTCGTCGGCGCTCCCGCCATACTCGCAAGTAGATTCCAGAAAAAAAGAGTGTAAGGAACATATAAATACATAATGGGCGGCGGATTACTTCAGCTCGTTGCCTACGGCGCTCAGGACGCATACCTTTCCGGCAATCCCCAGATTACCTTCTGGAAGGGTCTGTTTAAGCGCCACACGAACTTCGCGATGGAGCCGTTCCGTATTAATCTAACGGGCCAGGCTGCTTGGGGCGTCAAGCATTCCGCACTGATCGGTCGCCACGCCGATCTCCTGTACTCCACGTACCTGGAGGTTGTGCTGCCGCCGGGAGCTGTCTTCAACAACGACCAGTACCGTCTGGGATACAATCTCATCAAGTATGTGGAGCTGGATATTGGCGGACAGCTGATTGACCGCCTGTATGGTGAGTGGCTGTTCCTCTGGGACTGCCTGTCGTCTGACGTACAGGCTGGCCTCAAGCTTTCTAAGATGGTTGGTCTAACGAACTATTATGGACAGAACTCAGAGACGTTCACTATTCCTAACCCCGCCTCATGCACGGCTGGATCGGGTCGTGTACCGGCTCCTACCGTATGCTACGTCCCACTCAACTTCTTCTACACCCGCAACCCAGGCACTGCTCTACCCCTGATTGCGCTACAGTACCACGAGGTGAAGATCAACATTGAGTGGAATGACGCGAAGTTCGTTGCTGGTAACTTCAACAACGCCAAGTCTCTTGCTCAGCCCGTCCAGGCTGCGGTGTACATTGACTACATCTACCTGGATACCGAGGAGCGTCGCCGCATGGCGCAGAACTCGCACGAGTACCTCATTGAGCAGACGCAGTACAACGAGGACGTTGGTCTTACGTCCGCCCAGAACCGCGTTGATCTGACGTTCAACCACCCCGTCAAGGAACTCGTATGGGTGATCCAGCAGTCTCGCTACACTAACTGCCATCTCCAGTCTGCGTATGTCAAGTCCGGTGGCACTAACGGATGGGACGGTTCCGCTGCGACGTACCGCCTCCAGCCATTCACGTACGATGTCAACCCTGTATACGAGCAGCACCTCCAGATTAACGGCCAGGACCGTCTAGATAAGCGCTATGGTGACTACTTCAACAAGATCCAGCCGCTACAGCACCACACTGGCTCATTCAACCCGATCACGGATCTGCTTGGTTCCAGCGGAAACGTGAACGACGAGAACGCCGGAACTCAGTTCCAGGGTGGCGCGTATCTGTACTCATTCGCGCTCAAGCCGGAGGAGCACCAGCCTTCAGGTACGTGCAACTTCTCGCGCATTGATACGGCCACGATCGTTGTCAACTTCTCTGGATGCGACCCGACTCATGGACTGGTGGGTAACGGCTATGTCACTCCTATTACCGTGTCAGAGACCAACCCTTGGGATATTCGCGTGTATGCCGTCAACTACAACATCCTCCGCATTATGTCGGGCATGGGCGGTCTGGCGTACAGCAACTAAACTCCTGCTTCATCTTCTCCAAATACAGAATAGCATCCATGAGTTCTTCCTGCGTATGCTGAATCCAGTCTAGATGCTTCAGATCCTTACGATCCAAATTTGTTCCGTACTTCTTAAACCCAAAGTCTGCGCGGCTTTTAAAAGCAGATATGACAGCTGTAACCACAGAGTCATATTTTGGTTCCATTTTCATTTTATGCTGACGTATACGTAAACTAAAAAAATAGGATTGTTCAATCCCAAATTTTAGGTTTTATGTGTTTATAACATGTTCAGGTCAGACATATTGATCATATTTACTTCTCAACGACTAATAAAGGCTACTCAAATGTCTCTTATACGATACTCCCCCGGAGGAGGTCGGGCAGTTGTCGGTTCAGGCAAAGCTTCTTCTTCATCTTACGTTCCTGTCGGAGTCCTTCGTGGCAACACTCTCATCGTAGATCAAGTGTACGGTAATGATGCAACAGCCTCAGTCGGGGGGACGCCTTACCGATCAGTCAATACTGCTGTTTCAGCTGCTATGTACGGTCAAACAGTCATGGTTCTTCCCGGTCAGTACACATTAACAGGACCGCTCTTTCTTAATAACGGAACATCTCTGACAGGAGTATCGTTACAAACATGTATTCTGAATTTTACCGCGACGTCTTCACCTACAACCATGATTACAATGGGTGAAAACTCTCGTGTAGAATACTTATCAATGAATTTGGGATACACTGGTTCTACTGCGAGTCCAGTGACATTAAAAGGTATGTATTTTGGCGGAACGTCATCGCAGACATCTAAACTACGCACATCTGTCGTCTCTGTTAATAACGCATGGGTTCCTACAGGATCTACGTCTACAGTTACAGGAATTGAGTTTGGAGGAACAGGCGCTCCTGGTCCGGAGGTGTTCTCTTTCAACAGCATCAAAGCTTCAACGATAAACGTTTCTTCTAATGGGTCTGGGAACAAGCGCGGAGTTCTGGTTTCAAATACAAATCAGGTTAGTACTCGCGATACTAATATTTACGTAGCACAGCCTTCGGATACTACATCTACTGGTTCATACGTTGGCGTAGAAACCAATGACTCTTATGGTATCGGATCTATTCAGTTACGTACCACTACAATTGGCATAATATATCCTACAATGACCCAGTCATATACTGCTTCCGATATTCTTCAATCTACTCCTTTAACTATTTTAGATCCTACGTACCTGGCATCTCCAGGTATTCAAATTGGTCCGGGAACAGATTTAGTTACAAAATCTGCTGGAGGTAAAGGGTTCAGTACATACAACTACCCTGCAGTTCTCTATTACGGTCTCAAAGGAAACATTACTTCCGCCGGAAGTGGAGGGTACCTCTGGCCCGGAACTCAGACGATTTCTGCTGGGCAGTACCCTGACACCGGTCTCCCGGCGCCATTTTACCGTATGCAGCAGCCAGGATTACTTTCGGGAATGTCTGCTTCCATGAACGTGGCACCTGGCGGAACAAATACGCTAACGTTATCAGTATATTATAATCCCGCCAACTCCATTAATGGAACTGCAGCACAAGGTATCATTGGATACATTTCTGGAACAACGTTGACTGTAGTTAGCGGTCCGTCCTTAGGAAGCATAGCGGTTGGACAGTCGGTGAATGGACCAGGCGTAGGCTTGAACACTTACATTGTGTCGGGAAGCGGGTCTACTTGGACCGTATATCCTTCTCAAACTGCTGGTTCGGTCGGGTCTACCATCACTATAACGACAGGCATTCCAAACAGTTCATTCACAGGAACCATTAGTGGTACAGCTTTAACTGTCAGCTCAGTAACTGGTTCAATTGCGATTGGACAGTACCTTTCTGGAACGAACGCAAGTCCAGTCACAGCAGGAACTACGATTGTTAGCGGAAGCGGGAGTAGCTGGGTCGTTTCTGCGAGTCAAAATGTTGGTCCTATTTCTATGTCTACGAATGGACTATTAAGTACTCCTTTTACGGTAACTTTTGGATCAACTGATACCCAGAAATCATTCTACAATGCCTCTACGCGCCTCAATACTGGTGACCGAATTTCTTTGTATTCATCATACACTTCCGGCTCTCCAGCAAACGGAGCTCATGATATAACTTGCCAATTAGATATGTTTTAAACTAAAAATCAGAGTTGTTCAACCCTAAATTTTAATTTAATTTAATTTTCAAAATAAAGTAAGTCTCAAAACTGAGTTTTACTTTTTTTTATTTAGAACATGTTCAGGTCAGACATGCTGATAGAACTTTCCTTCTCCGACTCCTTTTCAAGAATCTCGTGGACCGTCCGGCGCTCCTCCTCAAAGATCGCATGATCTTCTTCCGTACCTTCCGGCAACTTAGTCTCGTCAATCAGGATATCTACAAAGCCAGTTCCACACGGCGGCTTCTGTCCAAACATGATATTGGCAGATACTCCACGCATATTGTCCGACTCGCCCGTCAGTGCCGCATTGAACAGATGCTTGGCCGTCTCCTCAAACGACGACTTGGCCAGTACACCGTTCTCCGTATTCTTGGACATTCCCGCACGATCAGCCTTCAGGAAGAAGCCTGGGTACGTCATCGCATCTACGAGCGTAATCAGATGATGGTAATTGATTGATGAGCTAGCGAAAGCAGTGTTGAATTCGCGCATCAGGGCAATACGTGCCGCCTCAATTCCAAACACGTCCTTGATCTCGTGGATATCGTTTGAGAACGAACGCAGTGGGTCAACGTTCGCAACTGTAGACAGATCCAGGAGATTCGTACCTTCAATATCCAGAACCCACTGCGATGCCGAAACATACCCTCCAGTCTTCTCATCATACGTCAGCTCATCCTTGACTTCGCGAGGATATACGCGCCCCACACCCTCAATACCCTTGAGAACAGTATCCAGCAACTTATCCTCAATGAACCTCAGAGCCAGAACAGTCTTCACAGTATCGGCCGCAAACACGATACGCATCACGAGCTTGCCAGGAGCATTGGTGTCCGAGTGAATGCACTCAAACACTTTCAGGACGCGATTGTTCTGGATCTTGGCTGCAATCATCGTCATATCAATTACGTTGCGCGCAACCATTTCCATGTCATCAAACTCTAGGCGTACGACCCACGGAGACGTACACAACTGTCCGTTCGTGACCGAGAACTTCTGGTACGACTGGAGAATATCCCGGTCTTCCTGGACTGCCGTGTTGTCTGACAGTGGGTTAGGATCGTAGTAGATACGCACCGACTTCGTGATATCTCGCAGAGTCGTCTTCTGGATCTCACGCTTCTTGGCGATTGCCGCATCTTGTGATCCCGCAATTGAAGCATCCAGATAGATCGTGTCAATAGGCGTCTTGGGGTTCGGCGAAGCACTGAGAAGCTCCATAATACGCGGTACACCTCCCGTAGCGTTCGCAGCTGAAGTACCGGCTGAATGGAAGGTGTTCAGTGTGAGCTGCGTCGTAGGCTCTCCTACTGACTGTGCGGCCATCGTACCTACCATCTCGCCCGGATGAACCTTGGACTTAATGTACCGGAAATGAATATCCTTCAGCATTTCGTCAAAGATTACTTTTGTCAGACGCATCTTGATAATAGACTTCTTGGGAGCTAGATGGTATCGCAACATAATCTGAAACAGCTTGTTGTGTGCGACTGCTGGCTGGACGCACATCTTGTCCAGCTCGTCAACGACATACTGCGGAGTTAGATCGGTCTTTACTGAGTAAGGGTTCGTATACTTCTCCACCATCCGCTCAAAGTGTACAGGTACAAATACCGTTTCCTCTTTACGGAAGCGGAACACGTCTCGCACCAGTGTATCGCGATCCTCAATGATCCGATCAACCATATCGTGGAACTCCTTTACCTCACCCTTCACGACTGCCGAAATATCGTCAGCCGAAATCGCGAAGTCGCGGAAGATCTGTTCCATAGACATCAGAGCTAGTGGAAGCGTCTGCTTCTCTACGCACACCGAATCAATCCCATCACCGCCGTAATGGAACTGGACGATCGCGCCGTTCACATTACGAACAGTACCGTCGTACTCAATATGAATATCCTCCATCGTCTTCACGAGACGGCGCTGGATGTAGCCCGAATCTGAAGTCTTAATAGCCGTATCAATAAGACCCTCGCGTCCTCCCATAGCGTGGAAGAAGAACTCAGCTGGACGGATTCCGCCAATGAAACTAGATTCTACGAACCCACGTGCCTCTAGACCGTCATCATACTTGTGGAAGTGCGGTAGCGTACGATCCTGTAGCGTGTACTGGATACGCTTACCTCCAACCTGCTGCTGTGACAGAAGAGCCATCATCTGGACAATGTTGAAAGCATTACCCTTGGCACCGGACTTAACCATCTGGTACATCCGATTATCCTTGGCCAACTTGTCCATAACTTCCTTGGAAACTGTATTGTTCGTGTCTCCAATAACCTTCATGATCTGATTCTCCAGCTCCTCGCCATTCTCGCGACCATCGGCGTTCAGGAACGTTCCCGCATGAACTGATGACATGATGTCCGCGATCTTCTGCTTACATTCCATGATCTTCGTCTTGATGAACTGGTCGGTCTCGGCATTCACAATCAGATCCGAAGGGCCTACAGAGAACCCAGAGAACAGGTTGTACTTCGTCACAATGTTCTGGATATCGTTAATGAATTGTCCGGCACGCTTCGGACCGAAATCGTTGAAGATCACGTGGATTGCGCCCTTAGATGCTGAACCGTACGCATCCTTCCCCATAATTCCAGCCTTCAACTCGCCATTCACGACCTTTGCCTCACCGTTCAGGTTCATCAGCGGAAACGTCGTAGACATCAGTTCCTTGCCGGTGATTGGACGGTCCTTGCGACGGTACGTGGACAACGACTTCTTCATTCGCGACATGATATTCATCGCAATATGCTCAGGAACGTCTACGTGATCCTGAGATACACGGAACGAACCCGTAAGCGTATCCTGAATAATCTGAATGATAGGAGAATTGGTGCGTGGCGAAATGATCTGGTTCAGGACTGTAGCCAGAGTCTTCAGCTCGGTCGCCGACGCAATGCTTTGGGGAACGTGCATGTTCATCTCATCACCATCAAAGTCTGCATTGTAAGGCTTGGTGGCCGATACGTTCAGGCGGAACGTTGAGAATGGCAGGACACGTACACGGTGGCACTCCATGGAAGCCTTGTGGAGTGATGGCTGACGATTAAAGAGTACCGAATCACCATCAATCAGGTGCCGGTGAACTACATCGCCCTGCTTCAGATCAATCGTTTCGGGACTGATGAATTTTAGGTTCACTGACCGGTCATCGTGCTTGATGTACACCGACTTAGCACCGGGATACTTCCCGGGTCCATTGCGGACATAAGACATAAGACGATCACGATTGTAGCTCGTAACGATCTCAGGAAATGTCAGGTTGCGTGCGATTTCTTCAGGTACACCCAGTTCATCCACATCAATATTGGCGTCCGGCGTAATGACCGAACGGGCTGAGAAGTCTACGCGCTTACCCATAAGGTTACCACGCACACGACCAGTCTTCGCACCCAAACGAGACTTCAGAGTCTTGAGGGCACGTCCTGACCGCTGAGCAGCTGGGGGGATACCCTTGATATCGTTGTCAACGTACGTCGCAACATCAAACTGGAGGATATCGGTATACTTATCAATCATATCCGCCGAATCACCCTTGTCAATGCGATCCTGGAGCTTCTGGTTATTGCGAACAATATCAATCAGCTTGTGTGTCAGATCATCTTCCATGCGCTGGTTATCATCCATGATGACTGATGGGCGAACCGTCAGAGGAGGAACTGCTAGAACCGTACAAATCATCCAATCGGGACGGCTGAACTTGGAATTGAATCCAATGAGGTCAACGTGCTTGTCGGTAATACGCTGGAACGTCCGCAGAACCATCTCGGGCTGCAGCGGAATTGGTTCTCCCTCTTCGTAGGTCTTCGCCTGTAGCTTAGCGATCGTACCCTCCTCCTTAATGACCTTTGCGATCGTAGGCGAACCGCAATGTGCACAAGCCGAAGTTTCCTTAAGTTCGTGCGTCTTGTACTCAGTCGTGCGCTCCCTGACCATATTGAACCGGTCCATTCCCTTCAGATTCTCGGCAATCGCCTCAAGCTCTGCATCGGGAAGGTACGGGTTTGAGCAGTTGAGGCAAACAATCTGTAGGACCTTAATAACCTGATCAATGAACTGGTACAGGTATACTGGCCGAGCAAGCTGGATATGCCCGAAATGACCGGGACAGAGAATATTGTTCTGCTTACAGGTCGGGCAGATCTTGCCATTCTCAATGACTCCGAAACGGGAATCAAAGACTCCACCAGAAACTGGCTGATCCTTATTCTGATGTGTCTTGTCAGTAATCACATGAACGACACTGCGCTTGACGATTTCATCGGGGTTTGCGATTCCGAACTGGACACCGATGATAACGTCGCCCATTATTGTATTAGTCTGTATAGTCTTTAGATTCATTCTTCCATTTTTCACGCCTTGGTTAGTTTTAGAGTCAGTTTCCAGAAGTCGTCATCAAAGAGTACTTCCTTCACCACCTCTTTTGGGAAATCGGTTTCCAAGTACTCGCGCCAATTATCAAAGTCTGGTCCGAGACGCTGGGCGAACTTCTTCCTGTCTTTGATTTTGATGCGCTTCAAGTCTTGAAAAATGCGGTAACAGAAATCTTTTACGAGAGATGAATTATCACTTTCTTCACGCAAAATCCGCATGGCGGAATACCACTCTTCCATTACATTTTCAGATGAAAGAATAATGGACTATCCTCCTCCGCTTCATCCACTTCCATTATCTTCAAAACTCCTTCCACAAATACCAGCACCGGGTACTAAGCATTATTGCCCAGTGTCTTCTAAAGAAGTTGCGGACTACTTTAAAGTTGATGATCTCCCGATGTTAGGGTTACTCCCAAAAAAACCCAAAGAATACTGGGATGCATTGGCTAAGAAGTATCCTAGCAATGACGAATCGTTTGTTCGCGGAATTCCATCACAGCTTTTAGCCACTAGAGTTATTTATCGGTTAATAGCCCTGTATCCAGGATTACTTAAACATGTAAAAGATGTTTCGGCACTCTCTCCGATTGAAAAGGGGGTTCAAATTGTTGGGGATGTAGGCTCATTAGGATTTAATGCGGCTCTAAGAAGTGTTACTGATAAAGTACTGATTCCTATAGTTAAGGGATGTCGCCAGGAAGAACTTGATTTGTTATCTCCTTCTGCTATGGGAACAATTGATAAATATATTGGATCAAGTCATTCTGTTATGATATCAGAAAGCGAACATGCAACAATAGTTAAAAAACAACCGGATGGTACGTATTTACATTTTAATTCTCACGGTGTCACTCGTGAAGATAAACTAATAAAAAAACTACAAAACTTTGTAGGACCTGATAAGACATTAGTTCATAGCACGTGCCCTCGGTTTCAAGGGACTCGCGGAGTATGTCTATTATGGTCTCTTTTATTCATTATTTTCCCAGAGAAGTCTGGAGATGAATTATGGAAAATGTTAAATGCGGCACATGAAAGACAGCAAATATTTGAACATCCATTTGCCCGTGCAATGCCACTTTATGTGAAAGATGTGTCGTCAGACTTAATACTTATTGCTATTTTTGAGAACTTTGTAGAAATGACTGGTCGGAAACTTGATGAGCTACCTCCATCTATCAAATCCAAACTTCGTACGGCTCTTGGTGGTCGCCGCAAAACCCGAAAACTAAAACTGAAATCTATCAAGCCTTCACATAAGAAGGAGAAGAAGTGGGATGCGACATTTATTTACCCAGATGGACACCAGAAAGTCGTGCCGTTCGGCGCTAAGGGAATGTCCGATTACACCAAACATCGTGATCCGACTCGCAAACAGCGTTATCTGAAACGCCATTCGGGAATGGGTGAGAGCTGGCAGAAACCTGATACGCCCGGAGCGTTATCAAAATGGGTACTGTGGAATAAGAAGACTTTGAGGGCTTCAATTGCCGATTACAAGAAACGATTTAAGCTGGGTTGATGTAGATTAAGCGGTGGGATTCCGGAGCGGTCAAACGGGTCGGGCTTAAGATCCGATAGTCTTAACTTTCGTGGGTTCAAATCCCACTCCCATCACCACACTCATAGTTTAGTGGTAGAATGAGACACTTCCAATGTCTTGGCTCGGGTCCGATTCCCGATGAGTGTACTTTGAGCCCCCAGACCGGGATTCAAGGTACGACTTAACGTTATAGTTGAATAAGTGAATATATGCAAAAATAACTGTACCTATGACCACCGAATACCAAAGTTCCATTATGATTCAAAACGAAATCATAATAGAGAAATAAACACAACTCAAACAAGAATGGACGACCCAAAGACTCGTCGCGAAACAAAGAAGACTAAGAAGGAGAAGAAGGGTGAACCGTTTGGACAGAAACATGTCCGGGCCGTAGAATCACTGAAGCGAAAGTAGAACTTGAATTTCGGTATATTTAGATACTATCGGAGCTCCTTCATGATTCCACGGTTTATGACATCCGAATGTAACTTCGCTAAACACAGTTTCAACAGAAAACAGTTTTGCCTCATCAAAGGTCGGTTTGTACATTGGAACAGGTGCATATGAAAAGTACGCGTCTTCCTGTGTTCCGTAACGGTACGGAACTTTTTCAATGATTTCCAACATCTTGCTCTTACGACGTAATGAAAATCCTCCATTCCCAATTTTTCCGTCATTTTGCCATGGTGCTCCGACGTAATCATACTTCAAGAATGCATTAATTAGAAAAGCGTACTTTGGAATGATAATACTGTCTGTTTGAAACACTAGGAACATTTCAGTTGGAATATAGTCGTAAAACGATGGGGTTGTCAGTAGTTTATTGTATTCCCACACGGTCATATTTTCAACACCGAGGTTGTGTAATGTGATACGGTCTTTGAACTTATCAAGATTTCTTGAAATTATATCGTTAATGAACTCTAAATTCTGAGTTCCGTGACACACAACAACATTCCAATCATTAGAAAGATTGGTTAGAATGTTGTTTAGAACATACGATAAAGCTCGGTGTTTACGCGGCTCTACGATAATGGCAGTATACATTGTTGTTATCTTAAAAGGCTTGTTAAAACCACACGTCTAGTCTGCTGAATATCACGTTTCTTGGTCTTGAATCCCTGTTTGGTACGTCGGCACGTTACGCCACGGTACGATTTCTTGTCGCATCCGCTCGCATGGTAATTGATTCGCGCAATGAATCCACGGTATGAAATTATTGGGGCCCGAGCAGTACGAGATAATGCTGTTAACAGTCCATACATCCACTTCTGATAGTGTTTCTTGTTTTCCAGAGGCACTGGATGATGAGATGCTAGATACGACTTGAACGTATTCCTTAGCCTTTCAAAAGGGTACACTTCAGATAAATTCTGAATGAATTCACGGTGCCGAGCCATATCTTCGGGAGCTGGTTCTTCAGGATAGTTGGACGCTATGGTAAATAAGAAGTCGCGGCCAGGAACCTGGTTGGGTTTCATAGCCAAGTATCGCGCCTTAATGTCATCAAAACTAGGATCTGGTCCAGGGTTAGGAACTTCGGGATTGTCGGCACACTGCGTCCTCAGTTTATGATTGACCATATTGTGTATTTCGTACAACCACTTGGCAGGGTCACCTTTCAAGGGGTGATCTTTAATAAACTCCTGCGTACTTGCGCGGCAAAACTTGCACGGCAACATCTCCTTCATTTCCAGCAGAACCTTCTGGGGATTTGGGCTGAGAAAAGCTATTAGATGGAACAATTGCCATCCCGAGGGACCCCAAAAAAGGGTATTGAATCCCATATCACTACTCTTTACCGCAAAAAGAATCTGTACTGATTTATAAAATGGCCGATATGACTGTGATGACGTTCGCTGTTGCTATTTTCCTTGGTTCCGCTCTAAGCCAGTTCTTTGGCGCGATCTCTAAGGACCTCGTTGCCCCCGTCATTGGTGGTATCTTCCCTGGCGCGCAGGCTGGTATTGAGAAGTGGACGCTCCAGGTCGGCCCCGTCAAGCTCGCGCTCGGCGATGCCCTCAGCGCCACGGTCAACCTCGCGATCGCCATCACGGTTGTCTGGCTGACGCTCCCCTACATCCGCGCGTACTCGCCCATCTCTGGCGGACGCCGGTAAATTCTTACGCTAAAGTAAATGGCTGACTCAGCACAACCCGAGTCAACTGGACTTTTTGGAGCTATTGGTAGCGCGTTCAGCAGTGCCAAGAAGGCCGTAGCGGATACGGTATCTCCTCTTGCCCCATCTACTCCTCCGGCAACCTTACCAGGTGCTGCGCCGGAAGCGCCTGGTACGACGTTAACTGGCGGCCGCCGCCACCGCAAGACTCGTAAGGGAAAGCGGTCTACCCGCAAGACCCTTCGTCGCCGTAAAGGCAAAAAGGGTGGTCGCAAGCATTAGGGTCCAAGATTATAGTAATCATATTACGGTCTCTAATTACGTTTCTGGTTGTTAGCTTTCAATCTTGAAACTCGTCCATCCACCGCGCATGTACTTGCCATACGTAGTTTCCACACGCTTCTCCATATCTGCCGGAGACAGCTTCAGATCATTATCCACCAACCACTGCTTAAATACACGCTTAAGTGTTGTCTTATCAATAGGCTGCACTTGATCGCCCTCCTGAATCGCCATGAGCTTCTCGTTCATGAACCGCGAGATACCATCATTCTCATCACGGTACTCCGAAGTATACTGCAGCACAGCCTGAGGCGCCGGAAGCTTTCGCAGACCCTTACCTTCTTTTAGAACGTGTACTAGATAGTTCAGGAACGGTGTGGCCCACTCCTTAGACTGCACCGAGAACTGGATACTCTCGTCCATCGGGAACTCATTGTTTGCCGAAGGATTCGGTACGAACTTGGACAGAAAGTTAATCACTACCAGTCGGCGCCACGTACCACCATCCGTCGTATTGATCTTGGGCTTGTCGTTACATGCCAGATGAAACTTGGCTTGTACCTCAAACTCAGTACCCGACTTGAACAAGTCGCGGGCGTACATCTTCTCACCCGACGTAATCTCCTTCATCAATCCAGTATTCAGGGCAATTGACTCATCAGGCTCCTGCATCGTCACGAATCGCCGACCCTTCAGCCGAATAACCTCTGGAGCCGCATTACCTGAACCCTTGCGCTTCTGGGTAAACAGCGAGATCGGAACCGTACACGCATAATCACCGAGAGCCGTAGACGTCAAGTTCATAATCATGGACTTTCCGTTAGATCCAGAGCCAGTCAGGATATGGAACTTCTGAGCAGTATTTCCACCCACTAAATTGGTCGCCAAGTGCTTCAGGAAGTAGTCGCGCACAACCCGGTCAGGAAGAACCTGTTTCATGAACGTCTCTACAGCCGGCCATGTATCATACTCGTGGTACTTACGATCCGGATCATAATCAATTCCGGTTGAGAACGACAAGTAATCTTCGGGCTTACCGTCGCGGAACTCAAACGTTGTGAGATCCAGAACTCCATTATTGAACGCTATGATATCCTTGTTCGCATCCAGCTTCTTCGTGAAGTCCTCATCAAAGAACAGCTCGCGGCACTCGCGCATAACGTTATCCTTGAACCGAGTCGTCTTCAGCTTCGTGTACATAACGTTCAATCCAGAACGCTGCTTCTCTACCTGGCAGTACTCGCAGAATCCACAATCTGTCTTACCGTCGCCTGAGCATTCTACCAGACCACGATCCTTCATTTCTACCTGAAGCGTCGTCATCTTATCAAAGAACACTCGCGCAATCTGCTTTGAAAGCTTCAGCTGAAGATCTACACCCTTATCTGTCTCGCGCCATACATGCCCTGCCCACCGGAACCAGATATTCTTGCCGAAGTCGCAGCACATGTACAGATCACGGAACTT